AGTTTTGTTGATATCCGTTGGCAACGTCTATACAGATAAACTTAATATCTGGCCATCGTGCAAGTATTTCCTGCGCCTTCCGATAATCTTCTGCATTAGGATCAAATATAGCATTAGTACCTGTACTAACTGCTATATTGCTTAAACTCATACCGTGCCCTACTGCATTTTCCCAATCTTGTATTGTGTAATGCTTTTTAATGACTGTTAGCATGTTGTAGTTTTGCAACACATTTGCCATAGCAAACGTGCCCACGCCATCCATATTGGAAGCCATTACAGGAACGCCTGTCCATATTTCTTTAGTATCATTCCAGTGTCTAAACGTAAAATCACGTTCCATAGTAACACTGCGTCTACTAGATAAGGTCGAGCGTTTAGGTTTTAATAATACATCCTTAAAATCTAACTTGATGTCTGTTTCTATTCTCATACGTATATTATATAGTGCTTCTATTTAACAGTCAAGTGATATTTGAAATAAATACATATATGAAACTCAATAGCCTTGTTGGCAGTAGACTGTTAAAAAGCCGCGGAAATAATAAACGTAAAAAACCTAAATATGCAACTGGCTATGGTGTTGATAGTTTGGTCTATAAACACTTTATAAAAGACATTTATGAGGATGTTCCAGAGGATGAAGATTTAAATCCTGTAGGCAAAAGTTATGATGATATGCCAAAGCATTTGTATCATGCTACATTTACTAAGAACGTTCCCAAAATTAAACAACGAGGGTTGCTACAATTTCAACCCAGTAACTGGATTAAAGGTCCAGGCGGCAGTAGATATAATGAAGACGCAGGCATATTTGCTTTTGATGACCCAGAAGATGCACTAAACTGGGCAGGCAAAATGGAATGGGAGTTCCGTGATAAAGACAAAAATATTTCCATTGTACGTATTCACATGGATGATGAGATTTGGGGAGATGACCCGGCAGAAGATCCGTTTGTTTCACGCAAGGGTAGAGCATTGCGTAGTGGAGCAAATATAAATGCAGATAAAATTATAGATGCTATTAGTATGGATGATTTAGGCAAGCCTGGCGATCTTGGTATATCACGTGACGTATGGTTAACACAATCCAGTACTAAATTAAGTGAAGGCGAACAAGGATGTAGTTTTTGCATGATAGATGGAAAATGTGCATCATTTGTAAAGTGTTTAACACCTATTGCTGATGGTACTGGGCCAATACCAATTAAGATTCAAAATAAAGTTAGATCTGCTATAGAAAAAGAATATCCAAATAATAAAAAAGCACAAGAAGAACAATATAACAAACGAGCCGCGGAATATCGACAAATGGTGGGTGGAATGATAGGTGTTGCGTATAATGTTGTGGGAAAATTTGGTCCTAAAAGTTCTGTTAAAGAAGGCGACATGAAGGCAGATCGCGAAGCAGGTATTAAGTATGTAGATGATCCAGATTGGAAACGTTTACATGATATGGATGATAAAATTATACAAGCATATATAGATCATAAAGAACCTAAAAAAGAACTTACTGAACGGTTGGATATTGATACGGATACATATGGTGCGTTTATAAACAAATACAACAAAAAGCCTAACGAGCAAGGAAATTATGAAGGTAAACTTCATCCACCAGAGCATTTAAAAGACCAGATTGCAGTAAAAAGCCTAGAAGCATCTTCTTTTGAAGAATTAAAACGACTAGCACATAACTGGATAGATAAAACAAGAGAAAGTTTTAAGCCTGTTCGTAATTGGAGTGATGTGGCAGGGTCGCCTACATTAGATCTTAATAGAGAATTTATACGTGATGAATTAGGAGTAAGTGCAGAGCATTGGATTAAAATTACAGAACTGGACAATGGAGACATAGCGTTACTTGTAGCACCAGATGACGCTATAGCAGATTATGGATTAGATACTGTCCAAGGTGAAAACTATAAAAGGATGACGATTAAAAAAACTCCACAAGGTGAGTTAACTAATACTGCGGCCTCGGGCATGTCTAAAGCAACCGCCCAGCGGTTAAAGTTAACGCCAAATGGTCGTTATACATTACACAGAGTTGACAGGAAAAGCGATGGTATGGGTTCTGATATATTTCTTATGAAATATGATAGTATTGTAGACGATCCTAATATTCCACAGCAATTACATCAACCTGCTGTTACTATTGCCGCATCTAGAAAACTTATGAATTCTGCTGTATTAGATGAAGGTATAAACGATCCGCATATTTTTAAAGCGGTGTTTATGGCTGGCAGTCCTGGCTCAGGCAAAAGTTATATAGCACGCTCACTATTTGGTGGTAGCGGTCTTAAAGTAGTAAATTCAGATCAAGTATTAGAATACTTAATGCGTATACATAATTTAGATCCTAAAATGCCTGATGAAGAACACGTAGAAAGAGACATTCAACGTAGCCGTGCTAAAGAATTAACAAGTAAGCGTAGAGAAAATTATGTTGATGGTAGACTTGGACTTATTATTGACGGTACTGGTAAAGAGTTTAATAAAATAGCAAAAGCAAAAAAAGAATTAGAAGATATTGGTTACGAGACACGGATGGTATTTGTTAGCACAGATATTAAGACAGCACAAGAGAGAAATATGGACCGTCCAGAACGCTCTGTTCCAGAACATATATTAAAAAGAGGATGGGGCATGGCACAAGCAAACATCGTCGCATTCAAAAAGTTATTTCCTGGAGACTTTGTTAAAATAAACAATAACCAACAAGTAAGTGAAGAAGATGCTATACAACAAGACAGAATACATACTAACCTACAACAATGGTTAGAACATCCAGTCGCAAATAGAGAAGCCTTAGATTGGATAGACCAACAAACAAACTTTAGTGAAGGACTTGCTACACTTACAGAAGACGCATGTGGTGATTGCTTTAGTAAAGCAGGTCGTGCTTTGATGGATACAGAGGAACAATTGATAAACGATACAACATTAGTTCACGCAATGGTACGTGGACAAGGTAAATTAGAAGGACGCAGATTCCCTCACGCATGGACTGAATTGGGTGATGTGGTGTTTGATAGTGCGAATGGTAATAATATTGTAATGCGTAAGGAACAATATTATGCACTAGGTAGTGTTGAAGAAAAGACAAAAGGTGCTTTTGCTAGATATGAACATTCCAAAGGTCTTGGTAATATGTTAAAACACGGTCATTGGGGTCCTTGGGATTTAGATGATACATTGGATGAGGAAAAGGATATGAATAAAAGTAGAATTGCTAAAGCATTAGATGAGGAAGGTCGAGATTATAAAAAGAATCCAATTGATATAGATTCAATTTTTCAACAAACACCTATACCCACTAAAATTACACTGCCGGGGCAAGTTTACAAATCCAATAGTGCAGAATTATCTAATATAGGAATAAAAAGTATACAAAAGTTTATAAATCGAGGCACACTAATATGGGATGATGCCGCAATTGCAAGAGTATTTAAAATTCCAGTAGAATTAGTTACTGCTGAGAGAGAACGAATGCAACATTTAGCAAAACCAAAAATAACAGCAGAAGGTGATGGACGAAAAAAAGGTATACACCCTAAGGGACATCCTAAACGTCAGGCGCAACAAGCGGCAATACATGCTAGTGAAAGTATCTTCTCAGCATTAGAAAAGAAGTCAAATTCTACTTGACACAACGCTAAAATCACTATATAATATGATGTATGCCTGAAACAAAAGAAATAAAATTTTATATTGACAGCGATTGGGATTTTAAGCCACCAATTATACGTATATGGATAGATGATTTTTTAATTTCTGAACGATCAGTCTTTCCACAAAAAAAACTAAAAGAATATCTTGAAGAAGTTGTTGTTATAGATTTTAAAAAAGGACAACATAAAATTATAATAGAAAATGTAAAAACTGCATTAGCAAATGTAACTCTACATAAAATTGTGATAGATGGTGTGGTATGTCCATTTACAACATTAGATGGCATACGTTACGAAGCAATGTTAGAAATATAACATGTTACGAATTAAACTAACGCCAGGTGCGGAAAAAGATACTTGTTATCGTATAAAAATAAACAATGAAATAATTGACACGGGTATCCTATATACAAATGATACAATGTTAGAATACAAAGGTATATTTGTGGATCCAAGAGAATCAATTGATTTTGTTTCAATAAGTTGTACTAATTTTTATGCTGGACGGAAAATTTTTATACAAGAAATTCAAGTTAATGATGTAGTTATTACTGCTGGTAGGAATTTTGGACATAAGCATATTGTTAGTGGATGTAGTAAAAATATTCAACAAGTAATGGAAGGTGACTATAGTGATATAGTTACTATGGATAGAGCCGGAGGCATGGGTGATTGGATCTTTATTGTATCACCGAATGGTAGCGTAGCATTTTGGGACAAAAAGTTATATTTTGAAAACGAACGATTAACATTCACTTATGTTATAAAGGAAAAAAACACGTATTACGGAGAAGTTAACGCAAAAGGTAAAGCGCATGGCCAAGGTACCTACATATGGGACGAGGGAGACATATATGATGGGGAATGGAAGAACAGTAAGATGCATGGCCAAGGCACTAAAACATGGCCCAATGGAGACCAGTACGTTGGTGAATTCAAAAATAGCGTATATAATGGCCAAGGAACCATGACATGGGCCGATGGACGCAAGCACGTTGGTGAATGGAAGGACGGCAAGAAACATGGCCAAGGCACTTACACACCGGCCAGTGGGGGAACGTACGTCGGTCAATGGAAGGACGACAAGAGGCATGGCCTAGGCATTGAAACATGGGCCGATGGAACGGAATATGCCGAAGAATGGAAGAATAATGAGAGAATAAATCAAGAACCTGCAGACGCACAAAAAACAAAGGAGATATTAAATGAACTTAAAAAGAGAAATGATAGCAGTTAAAGAGAGACTTGACAAAATGGAAGCATTGGTGGCGGAGATGACGACAACAACAGTAGTTGAAAAACCCACTACTAAAAACAAAACTGCTAAAAAGACAACAACTAAAAAGAAAACTGTTAAAAAAGCAGATCCAAAAGCTGTTAAAACAACATCAGAACAAATTGCTCAAGTGGAGATGTAATTATGTCAGCACTTAGTTCTTATACACCCGAAGAAAAAGGTAGACTTACCCAATTGGTTGGTGAAGGTTCTCGTGTATTGCAAGAAGTAGATGATCTTAAAGATGGTTTACGTGATACTGTTAAAGCAATAGCTGAAGAATTAGATATTAAACCATCTACACTTAATAAAGCAATTCGTACTGCATATAAATCAAATTGGCAAGAGCAATTGGCAGATATTGGCGATTTAGAAGGGGTTTTAGAAACTGTTGGTAAAACTGAATAATAGTACATTAATATTGTTTTAGTTTATATTAAATATAACATACCTAAGGAGGAGCAATTTAGGTGTTAACTATTCGAGAAATACCAATAGGTTCTCATGAACGTGTTATTAGGGCTACGGATTCAACTACTGGATTAGACGCAATAGTAGCAATACATAGTACAAAGTTAGGACCTGCTCTTGGTGGTTGTCGATATCATGCATACGATAATTACGACGAGCAACGTCTTGATGCCTTACGACTTTCAAAAGGTATGACGTATAAAAATGCTTTAGCAGGATTACATTATGGTGGTGGGAAAGCTACTATTAATGCAAATGCTCCCAAAACATCTAAATTATGGAAGTCATTTGCTGAAGTTTTAAATCATATTGGTGGCACATATTATGGTGCTGGTGATGTTGGTACTACTGTAAGCGATCTTTTACGAATACATAAACATAGCCAATATCTATTAGGCTATGTTGGACAAGATTCAGGCTGGGCAACAGCATATGGAATTTATTGTTCCCTTAAAGGTTTATTAAGAATTCTTGATGGTACTAAAACTGCTACATTTACTAATAAAACATTTTCAGTAGTAGGATTAGGTAAGGTAGGAAGCAGATTAGTTAATTTTTTATCACAACAGCCAGTTAAGGTTTATGTTACAGACATACGTAAACAAGCTTTCAATAATTTAAAACGAGCACTCAAACTTTTAAATCCACATCCTGATTTTGAATTAATTTGGTGTAAAAGTGATAAAGATATACATGATATTGCTACAGATGTATATATGCCTTGTGCGTTAGGTGGTACATTTACACAAGACTTTATTAAAGACTTCAAAAGCAAAAGTATATGTGGTGGAGCAAACAACCAACTACATACCACAGCAGATGGCGATACTTTACATGATAATGGTATATTATATGTACCAGATTATCTTGCTAATGCGGGTGGTGTAATTTATATAAGTGCTGGACATAATATATCTCATGATATAACAATAGCAATTGATATAGAATGGAGTGATGATATGGTTAAACCTAAATTAGAAGCATTAGAAGATAAAGCATTTGATATATTGACAATTAGTAAAAAAGAAGATAAACCAACTGTACAAGTTGCAAAAGAACTTGTAGAAACTAAGTTAAAAGACTTGTAATTTAGTCACTTTTCTGTTATAATTATGTAATGTATGTAGATGCTTATTTAGATAAAGAACAAGAACGTATCCATGTTGCAGAGCGAGTTGACGGCAAACGTGTATACAAGCAATATCCTGTAGAGTATGTTTTCTATTATGACGACATAAAAGGAAAGTACAAAACAATACATGGTAAGCCTGTTAGCAGATTCTTTTCCAAAACTAAAAAAGAATTTCATAGAGAACTAAAAATAAGTAGAAATACTGAGATCTATGAAAGTGATGTCAATCCAACTTATAGGTGTCTTGCTACTAATTATCTAGGCGTTGATTCTCCTGTTCTTAATATTTGCTATTTAGATATTGAAGCAGACTTTGATCCTGAAAAGGGATTTAGTGCGCCAGAAGATCCTACAACTCCAATAACTGCTATAACTGTTTATCTCAGTCAATTAAAACAGTTAATAACTCTTGCATTGCGTCCAAAAACAATGGACGAAGATATAGCACAGAGTATTGCAGATAACTTTGATAATACGTTCATATATAATAATGAAGCAACGTTATTACAAACATTCCTTGATTTGATAGATGATGCAGACATTATAACTGGCTGGAATAGCGAAGGATATGACTTGCCATATCTCATTAATAGAGTTACCCGCGTATTAAGTAAAAACGATACGCGGCGTTTTTGTCTATGGGACAAGTATCCTAAAAAGTTTTCATATGAAAAATATGGTGGTGAACAAACTAGTTATAGTTTAATAGGCAGAGTGCATTTGGATTATTTGGAGTTGTATCGTAAGTATACGTATCATGAAATGCATTCATATTCACTAGACACAGTAGCAGACTATGAATTAAGTGATAAAAAGATCCCTTATGAAGGCACATTAGATCAACTATACAATACAGACTTTGAGAAGTTTATAGAGTATAACAGACAAGATGTTATGCTTATAGTGCGTTTGGATGATAAATTAAAATTTATAGATATAGCAAACGAACTAGCACATCAAAATACTGTGCTGTTACCTACTACTATGGGTGCTGTTGCTGTAACAGAACAAGCAATTATTAATGAAGCACACTCGCAAGGATTAATAGTTCCTAATAAACCTAACAGGGATAGTGGCAAGACAACTACAGCCGCAGGTGCATACGTAGCAGTACCTAAAAAAGGATTACATAGTTGGATAGGCTCTGTGGATATTAATAGTCTGTATCCAAGTGCTATACGTGCATTAAATATGGGCCCAGAAACTATTATAGGACAATTACGCCCTATAATGACACAAAATCATATAAACTCTGTTGTCGCCTCAGGCAAATCCCATTCAGACGGTTGGGAAGGATTATTTGGTTCCTTAGAATATGAGGCAGTAATGAATAGAGAAGCCAATACAGAGATTACTATTGATTGGGAAGACGGTAAGGAAGAAGTTAAAACAGCATTAGAAATACACAACATGGTATTTAATAGTGCCAACAAGTTACTAATCAGTGCAAACGGTACACTATTTAGAAACGATAAAAAAGGAATTATTCCTGAATTGTTAGAAAAATGGAATGCTGAACGTAAAACAATGCAAAGGAAATTACGTGAAGCAACAACACAAGAAGAAATAGCATTTTGGGATAAGCGGCAATTAGTTAAAAAGATTAACTTGAATAGTTTGTATGGCGCACTATTAAATCCATATTGCAGGTTCTTTGATATGCGCGTCGGGCAAAGTACTACATTAACAGGTAGAACTGTAACAAAACATATGGCCAGTTATATAAACAAAATAATGACTGGTGAGTATGAGCATAATGGAGATGCAATTATATATGGTGATACGGATAGTTGTTATTTTTCAGCATATGAAGTATTAAAAGAAGATATTGATGCTGGAAAGATTCCATGGGACAAGGAAGCGATTATTGAATTATATGATAATGTAGCAGAAGAAGTTAATAAGAGTTTTCCAGCATTTATGGCACAAAGTTTTAATTGTCCGATGGAGTTGGGTGAAATTATTAAGGGTGGCCGCGAAATAGTTGCCAGTAGTGGTTTGTTTATAACTAAAAAGCGTTATGCTACACTCATATATGATTTAGAGGGTAAACGTGTAGATCAAGACGGGCCGGGCAAAGTAAAAGCAATGGGTATGGATTTAAAGAGATCAGATACGCCAGTTTTTATGCAGGATTTTCTAAATATACTATTACTCGACGTATTGACAAATGTACAAGAAGCAGAAGTAATAGAAAAAATAAAAGCATTTAAGTTTGACTTCGCTGATAAACCAGGATGGGAAAAAGGAACTCCTAAACGGGTAAATAATTTAACAATGTATACTACACGAGAAAAACGTGAAGGTAAGACTAATATGCCAGGTCATGTTAGAGCATCAATGAATTGGAATAATTTGCGTGATATGAATAGTGACAAATATAGTTTACAAATAATGGATGGACAAAAAACTATTGTATGTAAATTAAAAAATAATCCAATGGGTATCACTAGTGTAGCATATCCAATTGATGAAGTGAGATTACCACAATGGTTTAAGGAACTTCCGTTTGATCATATTGCTATGGAAGAAACAATTATCGATAA